ATTGGGCGCGGCCAATGGTCCTGCGCCGTTTGCAGCAGGTTGTGCCCCGCCTGCACCGTTGCCGGGTCGCTGTCCCGTGTTCCCTCCCGCACCAGCAGGGAGCCCAGGATTGCCGCCGCCATTGGGTTGTCCGCTGCCCGTGGGCTGGGATTGGGATTGGGTTGCATCGGGTGCATTGGTAACCTCCTTGGTAATTGCAGAAAGCACATCGCTGGGCGCTGGCGCATCGCCAAACAGCCCGCCGTCCGGGCTGGTGCCCATCGCCAGCCGCGAATACTCGTCCAGCAGACCGGCCACCCGCGCCGCGCCCATGGGCCGGGTCAAGTGCTGGCCGCTGTAAAACAGCCGCAGTGCCGCCTGCACCAGCGGGTCCGCGGCCTGTCCGGTGGTCAGGTCTACCTGATTGGCCAGGTCAAACAGCGAGGTCCGGTCCTGCCGCGCCCGGCGCACCAGGTTAACCGCCCCTAGCAGCGCCGGGGTGATGTCGTGGTTTGGGTCAATCGCGCCGCTGCGTGCCGAGTCGCGCATGTTGGCCCAGGTCGGTGCCGACATTTTCAGGGCCTCGCCAATGCCCTTGATGTCGGTGTCGGTCGAGTCAAACATATCGGAAATCAGGTCCGCATCGCCATAGGCTGACTGCGCCATGGCCGCCTGAATCCGCGTGCGCCCAGCCGGCGACAGGGAGCCATCCTTACTCATCAGGTCAGCAATGTCCTGCCCCGCCCCCGCGAGTTTGCCCACAAAGCCGCGCACAAAATCCCGATTGGCCGGCGCCGTCACATCGCCGCCTTGCCACATCGAGAGCACGCTGGCATCCACCATCGGCGCGTCCTGGCGTGCAAGCTCGCCCACCGCCATGCCCAGCCCCTGCCCTTGGCTCTTGGCTGCCATGTTGGTGGTGTTGCTGCCCTGCGAGTACAGACGCACCAACATCGGGGTTTTCATGGACCGAATCACTTCCGGGTCCACCCCATGCGCGCCGAAATCGGCCTCCATGTCCGTGCTGTAGCCGCTGGCTGTGCCCATGATGTAAGCGCCGCGCAGCCCTGCTGTGCGCCCATTGTTCAGTGCCTTGAGCGTGCCCGGTGTGGGGTCTGAGAAAATCGGATTGACCTGCCCATCCATGAAATTCGACGGGTTGACTGTGCTGGCATCCACCACCGCGTACTGAAACGGCACCCGCTGTCCGTCACTCATCACTGCCACATCCTCCCGGCCGCGCGCCTCTGGCGGCACCGCCTGCGTGTCGTCTCCTTCGGCAAACACCATTGGCGCCCCGGTATCGGGCGAGCGGCTGGGGCCAAGGCGCATGTAGTCTGGCGCCCGCGCAATCCGCTGCATTTGGTCCACTGACGCCGCGCGTGAGCGGTCGCGGTTTTGCAGGTCAGTGTCGATCCCGGTGCTCGGCGCAGCCGGTGCCGTGGGTACGTTGGGGTCGGGCAGGATCGAGCCTTGGCCGCCGCCAGTTGGTGCGACAGGTGCGACAGGTGCGGCAGGGGCTGCCGGTGGCGTGTTGTTGGTCGGTGCGGCAGGGCTTTGGCCCGGGCCGGCCGGCAGCACCCCCGACTGCGCGATCCCGCGCGCATTCAGATCGTTGCCCGCCGAGCGCCGCATGTTCCAGGCCACTTCCGGCACGCTTTGACTGAAGCCGGCCATGGATTCCAGCACCGCGTCGTACACATCGGCCTTGCCGGTGGCTGCCAATTCACCCAAATACTCGCCAGTGCCCTCGCCCACTGTCTCCATGGCCAGCCCGGTGCCCGCTGTCGCAGCGCGCGTGCCCAGCTTGGAGGCGGTGGCCGCTGCGGTTTGACCGGCTGCTTTGGCGGCAGTCCGCAGGGCCGGGTCCACCAGCGCCCGCTCCACGGCGGCACGACTCGTCACATCAACGCCCGCATTGGCCAACACCTGAGCTTCGGCCCGGGCCCCGGCTGAAATGGCCGCCCGGTTGAGCGTCTTAGCCACCTTGCCGCCAATGCCCAGCGTGGCCGCATCTACCGCGGTAATCACCCCGCCCTTGACGGCGCCCTCGCGCAGCGCCTCATCGCGCTCAGCTTCGGTAAAACCGCCCTGCGCCTTCTCCATGGCCTTGGAGCCAGTTTCCAGTGTGGTGTTGCCCAGGAACATGCCCGCCAAGAAACCCGCTGTGCCCAGCACCGGCACGGCCACCGGTGCCAGCGGGCCGGTCAGCGCGCCCAGCATCGCCCCGCCCTTGGCGCCTGCTACGCCAGCGCCCAGGCTCACCAATGAATTGGGTGCCAGTTCGGCCACGAACTGAACCGCGCCGCGCTTGTTGTCCAGCATGGCGCCGCCCACGTTGCCTATGGCCGACAGCAGCCCGGGATCGGTGTCGGCCTTTTTGCGCCGCTCAATCTCATCGAGCAAATCCCGCTTGGCTTGCGGGCCTTCCAGGCTGGCCGCCTGGCTGCGCCGAGCGTAATCCTCGACATCGCGCAAGTCGCCGCTGACCGTGTTACCTGCTGCACCAATAGAGCGCGCCGCCCCCTTGGTGCCCTCCCACACGGCCAGGCCTACATCGGCAATTTCATCAACAAAAGTCCGCTTGCCTTGTGCTTTGCGGGCTGGCGCTGCAATGGGGGCATTGACCTCATCGTCAGACAGCAGAGCCGGGGCACCCGCTACGGGCAAATTGACTTCATCGTCGCTCAGTAATTTGGTCATGAACAGGCCTGTGATTCAAATGAACCCGGCCACCATGCCATGCTTGCTACGGCTTTGTCACCAGTTCCCAGCCTGTTCCGCGCCAAATTGCTGGGCCGCGCGATGTTGGGTACTCCTTGCCGACGACCCGATCTTTGACGGGTGGCAGTGCTGCAGCCGGTGCAGGCGCAGCGCTGGCTGGCTTGGCGCCACTGGCACCACCAGCCGGGTACAGGTATGCCATGGCTTCCTCGGTCGCCTCCTTGGCCCGGGCCGCGTCACCCATGTTGGCCGTCAGCGCCTTGGCGTAGATTTCGGCGCGAGTTTTTTCCGGCGAATCTGACTTGGATTGCATGGCTTGCTTGAGCGCATCGGCATCGCTGGTTGCCAAGCCGGCACGCCGCAGCGCGTTTGCCAGCTTGACCTCCGAAGGCGCGTTTTTGTCGGCTGTGGCCACCGCTTCGATCACCCCAGCCCGCACCGCTGCCAGTTGGGCCGGCGTGGCAGCCGGGTTTTGCTCTTTGTAAAGTGCCACCCCCGCGTCGGCTTTGGCCTTGGCCTCAGCCTTGGCCTGCCTCTTTTCTGCCGCACCGGCTGCTGCCGCATTGTCGGCGCGCTTGTCAACATTGGCTTGATGCGTAATCGTGGCCGACTTGCCCGCCACATCATTGCTATTGCTGGTCAGGTTGGCAAGCAGGCCATTGTCAGCCGCTACCGCCACCGCCAACTCTTTGTTTACCCCGGCCATCATTTCCAGCGCCTTGGTCGGGTTGAGTTCGAGCAGGTGCCCGGCTGCGTACAGCTTGGCCTGGTCCTGCTTGGACAGGCTCAAGAATGAGGCTGTGCCGTCATCCTTGGCAACGGCCAATTGCACCAGGCCGTTTTTGTCAGGCGTGCCCATGGTCAGCCGGCGCGAATTGTTGTTCAGGTAAGCTGAGGTTGTGCCCACCTGATCGTCTGTGCCTTGGTACTCTTTGAGCTTTTGGGCAAACAATTCATCTTCTTGAATGGTCCGTTGGTTGGTCTGAGACGTCCGAAAACCTGCCACATCACCCTTTAGCAGCGCAATGCGACCCAGCAGAGCCTCAGCATCGCCCCGGGTCGGCGCTGCTTTTAGGCTTACCGGCGCAGCAGCAGGCGCGGCTACCGCGGCGCCAGCAGGCATTCGCAGACCACCCGAGGCCGGGTTGAGCGGCACCACTGGCGGCATCGGAACATCAGCGGCCACGTTGGGCCCGCTTTCGTCTCCGACGACTGGCACACGAACCGTCATCGGCCCAGTCTTATCCTCAGCCGCCATCGTGCTGGGCATCCGCAGCCCGGCGCCACTCGCTTTCGGGTTGGTGATGGTGTAGTTGCCGGCATTGGGGTTGGCCAGTTGCTGCATCAGGTCATCGACCTGGCCTTGGGTGGCCGCCGTGCGCCGGGCCTGTTCGATGGCCAGGCGAGAGGCATCCATGCGCAGCGCACGCTCTTCATCTTCACGCTGGCGGTTTTCTTCGCGCCACTTGTTATCCAGCGACTGCTGGTACATCTCTTTGCCAATGGAAAACCCGGTCTGAAACGCGCCCATAGCTGCCCCTTATTTGATCTTGCCCAGCGCCCAGGATGTCCCCACCCCAGCCGCCGCGCCCAGAATCGTCTTAAATGGGTCATTGGCCGAGGCAATTTGATCCTGACTGTTTTTATAGCTGGCCTGCGCGCCGTACATGCTGGTGGCGTTACTGCCCATGGCGCCGGCAATGCCTGCTGCCGTTGTGTTGCCGGCCATCAAGCCGGCCGCGCCGGCATTGGCCGTGTTCACCCCACCTGCGGCCAAAGTGGCGCCCTGGCCGCTGACGGCCGAACTCATGGCCGGGTAACCCGCAACCGCATTGGCCACCCGGTCATTGAGGGCATAACCCTCTGCCCGCGCGGCTGTGCGTGCATTGTTCTGTGCACCAGCGGCCAGGGTCGCAGCGCCCAGCGTCAGCGCCGCATCAGCCCCGGCAGAGCGGCCCGAGCCCGGCATGATGCCTCGGCGTGCCAGATCGCGCGCCGACGATGCCCGTGCGTTGCCAATGGCAATTTGCGCATCGGCGCCAGCCGCTTGGGCAATCTCATCGCTTCGCACCTTTGCATCAAAATCGGCAGCATCCTTCTGCATTCGGTCTTGCGCGCCTGACAGCATGCCCCGGCGCGTCAGCATCCAGCTGCGATCCGCCTGCGCGTCCTTCACCGCCTGCTTGTTGGTGTCCAGGGCAAACTGCATTGCGTCTTTTTGGATGGGCGCCATCTCCTTGGCCTGCGCCAGAATGTCCTGAATGGCTGCATCCTGAATCCCCATGGATTTCAGTTGCGCCTCCACCAGTCGCGGGTCCGGTGGTGGTGCGCTTGAACTCTTCGATCCCATAGCCTCAGACCTCCAAAAAACGGCAGTCAGCGCGCCGCATGACGTACAAAATCACATCGCCACCATCGGCAGCAGCCCCACCCAGCCGGGCCTCTTCCACAAACCCCAGGTGCTCATCAAACCGCCGCGCGGCCTGGTTGCTGGCATCCACATAGCCCGTTACTCGGTCCACCCCAGCCACCAAAAACGGGTAGGCAAAGCAGGCTCTCAGGTAAGGCCGCACCATCCAGCGCGCGCCCGGCTCGGCTGCAACGTGCATCCACACATTGCGCCCGTTGAACCCCTCAAACATCACCCCGGCCACCAAGCGGCCCCAGCGCACCAAACCAATCACCACCGCATCCGGCGCCACTTTCAGCCCCGGCAAGTACTGCTGCATAAAGCGCGTCACTCTGGGTACGTCATAGTCAAAGCTGTAGCTCATGGTGTGCACCCGAGCCTGCCATGCTTGGATCGCGCCCGGGCGTCATGGCGCCGTGGGCCAGAAAATATGGAACGGGTCGGGCTGGTTGGTCACCTCGCGCAGCGCTTGGCGGTAAATGGCCCAGGCTTCTTTCGTGTCAATTGGCACATCGGGGAGCTGGGTCCAGTCCGAGGCTTGCAGCAAGCGGTTGCGCTCAGCGCGCACCACTTCCCACTGCGCAGCCTGTTGTTCAGCCACTGGCCGGGGATCAATCCAGCCTTCGCTGGTCCACACGCAATAGGCATTAGGTGCTTCAGGCTGGCGCTGCAATGCGCCGTCCGCCAAGTAATAGGAAGCGCCGTTTTCCGTTGAGGCCCAATCCTGCGCACTGGCCATGGCTTGCAACTCGGGAATAGTTGTCATAGACATTTGCGGAAGCACCACCACCAACCGGCGAATTTCTGGCTGTAGGCAAACCACACCAGGAATTTCCTCGACAACTAGCACTTGTGCTACCAAACTGGAAACATCGACTTGGACATCAGCAATCACAAAACTCATGGGGATTTACCTCAGACAATGGCAATGTTTTGCCGAACAAGCGCCGCCAGCAGTGGCGAATACTCTGTACGCAGCACCACGCCATTGGGATCAAAAAATTCAATGACAGCCTTACCACCTAAGCCGGCAGCAGGGTTCATACCGGCCAAATTATTGGCACTATTGCCACCACCACCGCCGCCGCCAGAGCCAAAACCGGTGCCTGTTGTGGCTGCAACAGAGGTATCGCCGAACCCACGATTACCACCAACGCCCCATATTGAGTTACCCCCATTACCACCGTCAAAGGCAACGCTTGCTTGTTGCCCAGCTGTTGCACTGGTTCCACCAGAAGCACCACCCGTGCCGCCATAGTAGGCAGAAACGCCGCCACCGCCACCATTGGCCGATATAACTCCACTCACATAAGTTGCACCGCCTGCCGCGCCATTACCTCCAACGCTGTAGATACCATCGGATGGAAAGCCTGCAGCGCCTCCAGCCCCGACCACTAGGGTGTAGCTTGTATTTGGCGTCAGTCCTGAATACAGCGCCGTGACGTAACCGCCGCCGCCGCCGCCGCCACCACCTTGATAAGTGTGCTGGTAGCCTCTTGCGGACCCACCGCCACCGCCACCGCCACCGCCAACTAAAGTCACTCGCATTGACGTTTTGCCAGTCGGCACTGTGATGGTGTATGTGCCCGGTGTTGCGTAAGTAGTTGTCTGGCCCAGCGAACTGGTCAAATCCACCACGCCCGCGCGCAGTGTCCCAGCAAATTCGCCCGTAGCACCAACAAGGGTGCCAGAAAAATTACCATTGGCTGCCGTCAAAGTACCCGTGAACGTGGCCGAACCATTCCCCAAAATCTCTAGTGCCGAGCCGACTTTGAGCACTGGTGTCGTACCGCTGGCACCCAAATCAAACGCCCTGGTGCCCGACGCGGAATAGGCCTTGATGGTGCCGCCGCTATCAATTCGCCAGCCCACGCTCCCCGCCGTGTAAATCGTTGACTGCATGCCGGTACTGTCAATCGTGTTGGCACCAATACTGCCCGCCGTGGCGTACACCGTGCCACGCACTGTCACGCCACTGAATTCAGCCGTGCCGTTGGCATTGATACTCCAGCCAGATGTGCCGGCTACATAGCTGGTGGACTGAATGTAGCTGCCGACCTGCATTGAGCCAGCGGTGATCTTGTCGGCGGCAAGGTTGGCAATCTTGGCGCTGGTGATCGTGGCGTCTCCAATCATGGCGTTCACAATCGCGCCGTTCTGGATGGCCGCCGTGCCCACTGCAATGGCATTGGCCGCGATCTTGCCGGCCGTGATCGAGTTGGCCGCCAGTTCGTTGGCCGTGACTGCCCCGGCTGCTAGTTTGGCCGTGGTGATCGCCCCGGCTGCTATCTCGGTGGCACTGATGGCGCCGGCCTGAATCTGCCCCGCCGTGATTGAGTTGGCCTCGATGTCTGTCCCGGGCACGCTGGCCGTGTAGGCGGTGCCATTCCAGCGGTAGAGCTTGCCAGTGCCTGTCAAAAAAATGCTACTGGTGCTCTTGGTGGTGGGCAGTGTCGAGCCCGTAACAATCGTTACCGGCTCAATGCCGGCTGCAAACTTGGCCGTGTTGAGTGCGCCGTCTGCCACTTTGGCCTGCGTCACCGATCCAGCAGCCAGATTGCCGGCCTCAACAATCAGCGGCCCCAGGTCAACATTGCCGATCTTGCCAGTGGTCGCCGAGGCGCCATTGGTGCCACCGCCCGGCTGGCCCTGCACCCCGTCCACACTCTCCCAGGTCGCCCACACATGAATGGTGGTGCCAATGTCAGCCGGGAAGGTGTAAAAATTCCCCGTGAACTGTGCGGACTCCACGGCATTGGCGAATGTCGGCAGCGCCCCGCTGGTGTACTTCGCTATGAACAGGTGCGTGCGCAAGTGCCCATGCCCTTGCGTGTAGCTTGGGGTATTGGTGGACACAAACATCGTGTTCAAGCCAGCCGTAATCGTCAGGCCCGTTACCGTAGGCGGTGGTGTCAGGTCTGGCGTCACTACCACCACGATTGGCTCAATCGGCAGCACACCGCCGCCACCGCCCCCACCCCCACCACTTCCGCCACCACCTCCGGTAAAGCCGTCTTTGAATTTGACAATCCCGGCGTCGATCATGTCGCGCAGGGTCAAGCCTTGATCCAGCCCGTTGCCTTGTCGCCCCAGGTAGGTCATCAGCGTCTCGCGCACCCGCTGGTTAAAGTTGGGCGCGCTTGGCGACGGTAGATCGTTGCGGTCAGCCATGGGTCAAACCCCCTTCAATTCTTCCATGCTGGTCGCCATCGCCACCGATTGCACTGCGCCCGTGCCCTCTAGCTCAAGCTGCCAATCCAGCGAGGTAAAACCGCTGGGCAGCGGCACCGGCTCGGCGCTAGGCACTGCCACGGTATAGCGAAAGCTGGTCGTGGTCGGCGCTGAAAATAGGCTCGGGCGCTGTGCCACCAAGGCCGTCACCGTGGCGGCAGGTAGCCCCAGCGCATCCACCCGCACTGTCACCGGGTAAGCATCGGCTGACACCTCCAGCGCCGCGAAGTTCATTGGCCTGGCCAGTGTGAACTGTTTGGAGCGGAATCGGTAGGTCATCTTGCTGGCGCTGGCATTCCACTTTTGCACGCTGGTGCCAGACAGCACATAAAGCTGGTCAATCAGTTCGTCAAAGTGCAGCGCCGGGTAGCCCGCATCCAAAAAGAAAATCCCACCCGGGTTACCGGGCTCCAGCATGAAGCCTTGGCGCGTGGTGCCGCCGTCCGTTGAGTAACTGCCAAAGTACAGGCCCTCGTACATTTGGCCAATGATCGAGCTAGGCACCAGCGCCTGCCAGTCAGATCGCGTCATGATCCCAGCCGTCAGCACCCGCGCGCCGCCCGCTCCCACCCAACACAGACCGTCCTCGCTGGCCCAGACCACACCACTGCCCATGCTTACCACCGAGCGGGCCGACACACAGCCCTGCGGAATGTCCACCGGCATTTGATCCATGGAGTCCGGACCAGAGCCCGCGGCCAACAGCGGCCGGCTGGTGGTCAAAATCAGCAACTGCTGGCCAAACACGGCCAGCGCGACCGGCTTGCCATCAGGCGGGGTGATGTCATAGGCATCCGGCCAGGCATACGCCGTATAGGCCTCACACAGTCGCACCCGATTGCCACAAATGCCGGCCATCATGCCGTTCCACATGCTGACCAGGTTGGTCAGGTTTGATTCGGTGGCATTGGCCGCCCCGCCCTGCGGCACCCCGGGCGCCGGCAGCCAGGTGGCAGAGGGCAGCACCTCCCCCAGCGTGCGGTTATCGTCCATGGTGCTGGTAGTTGCCAGCGCAATCTCGCGCAGGAAAAAGAACTCCGTCGCCCCGCTGGCACCGGTGGCCGTGCGGTAAATGCGAATGCCGGTCACGTTGTAGTTCCCCGAGGGCACCGCGGCAAAGCTGCCAATCGTGGCCGTCTGGTCGGTTTTTCGGATGTTGGCGCTGCTGGGTGGACTCGGCGCACTCTCCCAACCCCAATCGTTGAAGTAGGTGTAAACGTAGTACGCGGTCACGTTGGTGGTGGCCGTCCCGGTGCCCACCGTGGTGATGATGGGTGCCGAGCCAGGCGCAGGAATCCCCATCGGCCGGCTGGTCGTGGGGTATGGCGCCGTTGCCAAACCAAACACGTTGTTGGTGACTTTGGGCGCACCGTCGCCCGTGTAGTAGGTGCGCTCAGTGGTGTCGTTCGGGTCAAAGCCCCGCACAGCATGCACCACCGTGGCCCAAGACAGCCAGTAACTGGCATCACTGGCCACATCGCGGCCCATGCGGTAAATGGTCGAGCGACTGGCCGGCACAGAGGCCACTGTTAACGGCTGGTTCCAGGGTCGCAAGTCGCCCCGGCCCGGAAACTGGTTGCGGCTGACCGTGCCCACCTTATCCGGCAGCAAAGTGGGGTGCAAGGCCCGGTTTTCGCCAGCAAAGCCCTGAACTTGAATCACGCTCATGTCAATCCCTCCCGCTTAGTCCGACAGGGCTGGCACCAGCATTGTGGTGCTCTCAAACGTCTCATACAGCCGGTAGTTCTCCGCTGGAACCACCAGCACGTAGGTGAAAAAGGCCTGCCCGTCTAAAACACCACCTGCCAACACTTCAACCTCTGCCGCGCCGGCCAGGATCTTGACCACGGCAAGGCCGCCGCCAGTCAAGGCGGTAGCCAATGCTGCGCCTTCAAGCCAAACCCCGCGTGTTAAATCGCCGCTTGCGCTCGCCTGCGCAGCCGCATTGCCGGCCAGCGCAACACTGAGCGACAAGTTGCCAGTGCCCGTTGCTTCGGCAATGGCATCCCCCAGCAAGGCTTTGGTGACCGACAGGGCGCCGGTGGCACTGGCCTGCGCGACAGCATCACCCGCCAGCGCAGGCACGACCCGGTAGGGCAGCGAAAACGAAGCATTGATGACCTCGCCGGTCTGCAGGCTAACAACCGCTGTTTGAACCGGCAGCGAAAACGAAGCATTGATGACCTCGCCGACCAGCAGGCTACTGGCAAAGCCTTGGGCCGGGAGCGTGACGGGCATGGTTTACGTCGCCGGCTGACTAATGGTGCACTGGCTGCAGGTAATTGTTGCGCCGTTGCTGATGGTCACACTACTGATGATGAAGTCCGTGCCAGTGGTTCCCACCGAGCCAAAAAAGCGGTTATTTCCAAGACTGTCCTGCAACACCCCATAACCCGCGGTGCCAGAGGCAACCGCCACACCATTTGCAGAGACAGCAAGCGCTGCCGACCCATTGGCTGCTGCATTCCAACTCGTAGAGTTGTTGCCCCAATCAATCGTTACCAGCAACGTGCCCGTAGGCGCCGTATCCGGACTAGCCGGCATGGAGCCGGTGTAGAGCCTCAATTGAGCCGAGTAATTTGCAAACAAGCTCTGCGTGATGTTGTCCACAATCGCATTACGGATGTTGGTATTGAGTTTGATCGCCATAAAGCTGTCTCTTCAAAAATTAGCTGTCCAGCATCAGTTGTCAATTTGGAACGTCAAGGTCCCAGCAGCAAACTGCACCAGGTCGCCGATATTGAGCGTTTTGCTGACGGTCAGGGTTGCAAAAAACAGCAAGTTGCCGCCCGAGGCCGAGTCAAACACCCCATAGGCCACCACCACGCCCCAGCCGGCCGGCGTCGGCGTTGGAAAGGTCACGGCCAAATTGTTGCTGGTGGTGCCATTGGTCCCGCTCGATACCGCGGTGCTGGCCACGGCCTGCGTGCCCGCCCAATTGGCCAGCGAGCTTGCCACGGTCACGCGGGCATAGCCATTGCCTGCCACCTCAACCCCAGCGGTCGAATCGGTCGGCGCCGTGGTGAACAGGCCCACATACAAGTTGGTCGGGCCAGAGCCAGCGGCTGCGCTTGCGCCATTGAGCCCGAGCGCCTGGCCGCGAAACAGCCAGTCGATCAGCTTGTTTTCTGCCGTATTTGTCAGCGCTGCCATGTCAATACTCCTTCACCTTGATTTTGAATTCCGACTGTTTGACCCGGCCCTGCACCGTGGTCAAAGTCACCGTTACCTTGTAGGTCATGCCATCCGTACCACCCGAGAGCCAAATTTGCACCGCTCCCCCGGTCATCACCGAAGAATTGACCACAATCCCCGTCTCAGCAGCGACCGTGTGCGACTGCACTGTGTCATTGAGGCCAGTCAACCAGGTCGAAAAATCGACCACATAGTCCTGCACTTCTATAGGCTGCTTGACGAACTTTCCAAGTAAGGCCATGCGCTGGTGCTCCCATCAATGAACGGCAGTTCAGCCGCCGCCTTGGGCTTGGCCTGCGCTGGTCATGTTGGGGTTGCCCGGCGAAGTCGGCGCCACCCCCACCGTGGCCTTGATTTCGATGCCCAGCGCATTGGCAAACACCGCATAGCGCGCCTGGGCACGCGCATCGTTGCCGGCATACTGGCTGTCTTTGCTGTAAGCCCGGTACAAGATGTAGTCCTGCAGCACGTTGCCGTAAATGTCGGGCGCGCTGATGTTGCCGGTCACTGCCGTGTAATCGGTGCCGGCTGCCGGCTCGGTCACATCGGTCGGCAGCGCCGAGTACACCAATTCCACCGAGGCACCTGAGGCTGCGGCAGGCGGGTACACGTAGAACGTCTTGGCGTCACGTGGGTCAAACATGAAATGCTTGATGTCAGTCACCCCTGCCAAGTTGTGCCAGCCTGGGCTTTGCGCATCCAAGATTTCGCGCGCGCACATCCGAATTGCACCCTTGGTGCCCGAGGTGTTGCGGATCACATCAATCAGCTTGGTGCCATTGGTCGGGATCGACTGCTTGGTCCCCGCCGCCAGGGACTGGCTGGCATTGGTCACCATCGCATCGGGCCGGTGCACAATGATTTCGCGCTGGCCATCGTTGAGGTAACGCACCAGCTCGGCCACCGGCCAGCGGATGGAAGTGGTGTCCTGCAGCGTCTCAACCACGCGACGGATGACGGCTTGGGCCAAAATTGGCATGTCAAACTCCTAAAAAATCAAGACCAAAAATCAATGCCACGACACCCTGGCGCGCGGGGTGGCATTGGTATGCCCACGCCATGCGCTGTGACTGGCCGCCGCAATGGCCGCCTCAAAATTCCCTCGCGCCTCCTGCGCCTCCTGCGGTTTGTGCAGCACGCCAGGCACGCGCATCAGCCGGTACTTGGCGCCCTCCACAATGGCGTCGCTGTGCTGGTCAAACAGCGCATCGTCCAAGGACAGGGCAGTTTTGGAGAGCGTCAGCGCTGCGCGAATCTGCAGCCGGTCGCCATCGCCCAGCGCCTGCGTCAGCACCACGCTCAAGCGATCCAGGCTCACCGCAGCCGCTTGCTCGGCGTTGTCATAGCTGGGGTCAGCCGTCAAGGCTCGCAGGCCAGAGACTGGATACTCGCGCCCGTTCAGGCTGGCCGCTTCAATCCGAAACACCTGAGCGTTTGCGGGCAGGTCCAAGTCATACTCCTGAATTGCCGACGACACCACAATCGGGTCCAGCCAGGCCATCCAGGCGCGCGAGCGCCGGAAGAACTCAATGGCCGCACGCCGAATCTCCTGATCCAGCATGGGATCAGGGCAGCCCGGCACATAGGGCAGCACATCGGGGTACAGCGAACTGAGCAAGGCCACGGCTTACACCCTCATGCCTTGCGCGGACGTTTGCCCTTGCCGGGAGCATGGGCCGGGGGCGTGTTGGCCTCCACAGGCAGCGCCATCAGGTTCGGTACATCGTCACCACC